CTATTGTTACTTGGAATGAGCAAGGCAACACCTCAGTAGGGCCGACAGTTTTCGCTTCGGACTCAATTGAGATTAAGCCTGTTAAATTGCTATTGGAGCACGATCGGACTCGTCCAATTGGCAAAATGGTCGCTCACGAAGTAACTAAGAACGGAATTGTGGCTACGTTCAAAATCGCTAACACTATGGCCGGAGAAGATGCTTTAATCGAAGCCACCGAAGGATTAAGGGATGGCTTTAGCGTTGGCGCACAAATTAACGAATGGGTTAACAACAAAGGCGTTATGCAAATTACCTCAGCAACCCTCGACGAAGTTTCATTAGTAACTGATCCAGCTATCGACTCAGCTCGCGTTAGTGAAGTCGCTGCATCAGAAAACGAAGCACCTAAAGAAGATTCCGCTCCGGCAACCGCCGAAGAGGACAAACCAACCGAAGGAGAACAAGTGTCTGACACTACCGTTCCTGCTCCTGCCGACGAAACGGTAGAAGCAGCTAAGGTTGAAGCCGCTGCGCCACGTCCAGCGTTCTTCACCGCTCCTCGCCTTGAGTTTACAAAGGCGAAATACCTCGAGAACAGCGTTCGCGCTAAGGTTCTCAACGATGACGCTGCTCGCCAATACGTTATGGCCGCAGATGACACAACAACTAACAACGCTGGTCTTATCCCAACGCGTCAGTTGACCGAAATCATCAACCCACTATCAAACGCAGATCGCCCAGCAGTAGATTCAGTATCTCGCGGCGTTCTACCTGATGCAGGTATGACTTTCGAAATTCCAAAGATCACCGCTGTTCCAACAGTCGGCGAAGAAGCTGAAGAAGCAACAATCGACGAGACAGGAATGACAAACGAATTTCTTTCTGTCACAGTTAAGAAATACGCTGGCGGACAAGAGTTCTCAGTCGAACTTCTTGATCGTTCTTCACCTGCTTTTTTTGATGAACTCGTTCGTCAGATGGAATTCGCATACGCAAAGGCAACCGACGTAGCAGTTATCGCTGGCCTTGTTGCTGGCGGAACTGATGGCGGAAACCGCACACTTGACGCGTCTGGATTCTTAGATTTCGTATCAGATGCTTCAGTATCCGTTTACAAGAACACTCTTGGAACTGCAACGAACATCCTTGTTAGCCCAGAACAATGGGGCAACATTATGAACCTTGCTGATGCTGGCCGTCCGATTTATCAGAATCTCATTGGCCCATCTAATCAAGCTGGCGACCTTTCAGGTCAGTCAGTTCGCGGTAACGTTCTAGGTCTCAACCTACGCGTTGCTCGTAACCTTGCAGTTGCAGCTCCAACCGGAGACAACTCCATCATCATCGTTAACCCAGATTCCTACACTTGGTATGAATCAAGCCGTTTCCGCCTAGAGACCAACGTTGTCGCAACAGGTCAAATTAAGGTGGCTTACTACGGCTACGGCGCATTGGCTACGAAGGTCGGCGCTGGTGCTTACCGCTGGATGGTTGCTTAGTCCAACTTAATAGTTAGGCCCTGTCCGCTCCCGAGCAGGGCTTAACCCCTAAAATGAAAGGAAAGACGAGATGCCAACAATTGTAACGGCTTCAGAGCTAAGAACTATTCTTGGTGTCTCGTCTGCCCTTTATTCAGATGCTTATCTTGATGATATTTGTGATGCTTCGGAGAATATCGTTATTCCGATGCTTGTCACCTTTCAAAGCAAAATTAACAAAGTTAAATTAGAAAATAACGTTGCCTATTTTCACACCGCAACAATTCACGAATTTACCGAAGGTCAGTCGGTTGTTGTTACTGGTTGCGGATCACCTTTTAACGCAACTCACACAGTCACAGATGATTTAATTGGCCCTTATGTATTTACCGCCGCTATCACAAATGCTGACATATTGGAAAAGAACATTATTCCAGCCGGAAACGCTGCGCTCTCTGGATTATCCACATACGTCGGAAACGCCAACGTCGAAGCTGCCGTTCTATCTATTTCAGTCGAAATTTTCCAAGCTAGAACCGCTGCCGGTGGAGCAATCGAAGGAGTAGATTTTAGCGTCTCTCCTTATCGCCTTTCCAAAAATCTTCTTGCCAAAGTAACTGGTCTGCTTGGCCCTTATCTTGATACCGATGCGATGGTGGGCTAATGCCGGCATCTACAATCTCTGGAGACGTTCGAGGCGCAATCAAAACTGCGCTCGCATCCGTTAGCGCGAACATTTACGATCACGCGCCGGAAGCGCCTATCGTTCCTGCCGTCGTTATAGTTCCAGACTCTCCATATATGGAATTAGAAACAATTGGTAAAAGTCCAGTTCGCGTCAAATTGAATTACACAATTACCGCAGCTGTTGCTTATCTTTCGAACCCTGCATCTCTCGACAATCTCGAGAAATTAGTTATTAGTATTCTTGGGGCGCTAAACGCTGCCAAGTATGAGTTATCGACAGTCGAAAGGCCGTCAATAACAACAGTCGGAACGACGAACCTACTCGTTTCAGATATTCGCTTGAGCGTCCGCTACGAGCAAACTTCATAAGGAGACCAGATGCCAACAACCATCATAACTGGGCGCGATGTGACTTTCACTCTCGATAGCACAAGCTACGATGCCCAAGCAACAAGCGCAGTTTTAAGCTGCGAGACAATTATCGAGACCTATCAGACTCTTGATGGTCGCGCTTACAAGTCCACAGATAAGCAATGGACTTTCACTATCGAATTGCTTCAAGATTGGGGAGCTAGTGGCTCATTATTTGAAGCAATGTGGACGGATGCAGAAGCTAACCCGAACACAACTTTGGCGGTATCATTCACCGCCGCAACTGGCGCAGTATTCGCTTTCAACGTACTTCCAATCTTCCCAGCCGCCGGCGGAGCAGCTCCCGGAGCACTTACCGACACTTGGACGATGACAGTGGTTGGAACTCCAACAGAGACATTTAGCTAAGAGATCGGGGATCGGGAGCAATGAAATTAGCAATTACAATTGAATATAACAGCGGAGAATCAGCAACTTATATTGCACAACCGCCAGAATGGGCAAAGTGGGAAAAGGCAACTGGACACACAATTGCTAAGGCACAAGACAATATAGGAGTGTGGGATCTTCTATTTTTGGCCTACAACGCTTACAAACGAGAAAGCGCTGGCAAACCAGTAAAAGCTTTTGATATTTGGATGGAAACTGTTGCGGATGTGAGGACAACAAGTGACGACCCAAAAGCCACAGCGCCGACTCCGTAAGGCGTATGCTCGTCATAGTAGCGCTGAAAACGGGTATCCCAATGCAATATTGGGAAGATTGGGATGATGTAGCTACTGCGGTTGAACTTATAAAGGAGATGAACAAGAATGGCTGAAGAAATGGCGGCGTTCGATAAAACTGAACTGCGCCAAGTTTATAAAGCCTTCAGCCTTCTTGGAGACGAAGCAAAAAATGAGGCGCGTCAGACTTCTAACAATTTAGCTACATATTTGCAAAAACAAATTGCAAGTGCAGCGAGTTCACGCACTAAAGGACAAAAGGCCATTAATCGAATTGTTTCTGGTTCTCGGGTTTCCAAGACCAGTACAACCGGTGAGATACGTTATGGTTTTGCTTCTCAACGTTTTAGCGGCGGAGCGAATACTCAGCAACTTTGGGCTGGGTTTGAATTTGGTTCAAATAAATTCAATCAATTTCCAAATTATTCAGGGCGTCAAGGTCGCGGCTCTCGGGGATGGTTTATTTATCCAACCTTGCGAGCAGAACAGCGAAATATTGTTGCACAATGGACAGCAGCATTTAATCGCATACTAGATAAGTGGGGCATAAATGGCATCTGATTCAAGAGCCTTAACACTTAAACTTTTAGCTGACACAGCTGATTTCCAAAAGAAGTTATTAGCCGGTTCTCAAGATGTAGAGTCAATTGGGGATAAAGTAACAGATTTTGGAAAAAAAGCTGCTTTAGCTTTTGCCGCTGCTGGTGCTGCTGTTGGAGCTTTTGCGGTTAGTGCAGTCAAAGCCGCTGCTGAAGATGAGGCCGCACAACGACAACTAGCTAATACAATTGAAGCAACAACAAATGCAACGGCAAAACAAATAGCTGGGGTTGAATCATACATTGAAAAAACTTCTATTGCTATTGGTGTCACAGATGATGAATTGAGACCTGCTTTTGCTCGTTTAGTACGAAGTACGCAAGATGTTGAAAATGCTCAAAAATTATTAAATCTTGCTTTAGATCTTAGCGCTGCAACAGGAAAACCCCTTGAAGCTGTAAGTAATGCTCTTGGTAAAGCCTATGATGGTAACACTACGGCTTTGGGTCGTTTAGGTCTTGGTCTTGATTCCGGTATTTTAAAGAGCAAAGATTTCGACAAAATTTTTCAACAACTTACTTCGACTTTTGGCAATTTTGCTGAAAATGAAGCTGATACAACACAAAAGCAAATGGAGCGAGTCAAGATTGCTTTGGACGAAGCAAAAGAATCGGTGGGCGCTGCGTTGTTACCCGCCGTTCAAGAGTTAACTGCTTGGATTATGGAATATTTTGTGCCAGCTTTAGAAGCTTTTATTTTTGGCTTAACAGGTCAAGGTCAATTAGAAGAATCATTAACCGATGCGGAATTAAAAGCTTTGCAATTTGGTAAGCAGGTAAATGGAGTTATTAATACAGTCGTCGATCTAAAAGACGAATTGTTAATTCTTGCTGGAGTAATAGCGACAGTTTTCATAGTATCAAAGGTTGCAGCTGCAGTAACGGCGACTATTGCTCTCATAAATGGCTTAATTCGGGCTTACAATTTGCTGAAAAGTAGCGCTGTCATCGCCGGTATTGCTTCAGCTTTCGCGCTTAATCCTTTACTTGGAGTTGGAGCTGCTGCTTTGGCCGCTGGTGTTTTATCTGCTGCTAATGCGATTTCCCGTAAAGGTGACGTTAGTGAAGCGAATGTCGCTGGGGCAGAAGATTTAGTCAAAGCGGCAACTACCGCTTCAGCATCTAGCGGCATAACAGTTGCTAAAGGAAGAACGTCTTTTAATACCGGGACTTCACTTGGTTTAAGTGGATCTCGCACTTCTTCCAGCAGAACTAGCACAAGACCAAAAACTTTAATTGAACAAGTTGCTGAAGAAAACTTTATAAAGAATCTAGCGCCGGGGGCTTTTGATCCCGGCCGTTTTAGAAGGACAGATGAAGGTGGCGTAACGATTAACGTCAATGCTCCATCAATTGTTGACAGAGAAGGTTTCACTCGAGCGCTAGTTGATGCTCTCAATGAATCAAGAGCCAGACTTGGCGGCGGCGGAGCTGCATTAGTTTTATGACAGCTTGGGATGCGGTATATCGAGTTAAGGTCAATCAAAATACAGTTACAACGGCGACCCTTAGCGGTCTCACTATCACTTCTGGTAGAACTGATATATACAGTCAGGCAATTGCTGGATATTGTAATTTGACGTTGTTAGAAACAAATTTAACGCCAATTACTTATGATATTAACGACTCAGTAACTATTGAGGTACAAAATGCTTCAGGTGTTTTTGTATATTTATTTGGCGGTTTTATAACAGATGTTAACGTAACTGTGCAGAATTCAGGTTCTTCTGCCATTAGCCAAAGAATACAAATTATCGCCGTAGGAGCTTTAGCTCGTCTAAATAGAACTATTTTTACAGGTAATTTACCTCACGAATTTGATGGCACAAGAATTGCTAATTTATTGGATGATGTGTTATACAAAACTTGGAACGATGTCCCCGGCACAACCACTTGGGCAACTTATGATCCAACAACAACTTGGATCAATGCTGAAAATGCTGGTTATGGTGAAGTGGATGTACCCGGAGATTATGAATTACATAGCCAGACCGACATAAGTGACACAATTTATAACTTGGTTTGCGCTGCTGCTAATTCTGGACTAGGTTACATTTATGAAGATTCGCAAGGTCGCATTGGTTATGCTGATTCCACACATAGAACCGAATATTTAAATTTAAATGGTTATGTTGATTTAGATGGCAATCACGCTATTGGGCCAGCTTTACAAATTTCTAAACGGGCAGGGGATGTTAGAAATTCAGTAACCATACAATATGGGGCGGATAGTGATTCAGAAATAACTGATTTTGATTCTGCTTCCATTATTCTTTATGGAGAATTAGCAAGTCAAATAACAACCACTCTAAGGCATCAAGCCGACGCAGAAGCTCAAGCCGCCTTTTATTTGTTGATTCGAGCCAACCCTCAATTTGAAATGCGGCAAATCACTTTTCCCTTGGCCAATCCCGAAATTGACAATTCTGATCGTAATTCCCTTTTATCAGTTTTTATGGGG